CTCAGAGTAAACTGCCGCATCTACCTTGATATCATTATCATCAGCAGATGTAACAATACCTAAGTTGAAATTCTTTACTTCTCTGACGGACTTAGGCATCTTTTCTATCTTGCTCCATTTGCATAAGTTTCGCAGTAATATAAATAGAGAGGTCTAAAGCTTCTTCAAGAGCCTCCTTAACCCAGTCTCTTCCATCATTAACATCTAACTGGTCAGCATACTCTTTTTTGCCTTGTTCTAGCCTTGCTTCTATCTTTTTTACTATTTCTTTGTTCATATCAATTCTCCCCATAGAGAAGCGTGTCCATTTATAATCTGGATTATATGGACAGTAAAATAACCATTTCCGAAATAATCTACCACAGCAAAAGCGTGTTGCCAGTTATGTTTCCTATTCATAAGCCAATCGTTTGATTTTGAATCTAATTTCTTTAAACATCCTATTGACCAAGCACTCTTGACACCATCCAAGTGGGTAACTGAAGATTGCTGAATATCGTGATGATGCCCGTACATAACATTTGAACCAAGACGGATAAGATGATTGCGGGTATGGTTGATACCAGCAAAATGATTTCCGTGATAGTAAAATAACTTACCAATCTTGAGATATTTTCCCACAGGATAGTATTGAAACCCTCTTCCCTCCAAGCAGGCATCTGGAAAGTTATATCCGTGACAGTAGGGGTTTTCGTCTTGGAATCTGTTAAGCCAGTCATCGTGGTTTCCTTCGCAAAAGTACTTTTCTGTACAGTTAACTTTATCAAGGGCTTCATCAATCTTATCTAGCCCCTTGTTTACTTGTGCGATTTCTTCGTCCACGAATGGAATTTGATATTCCAAAGGCGGTCTTTTCTTCTTTTTCCACTGCCAAGATGAAACACTGAACCACTCCCCGACGTCTCCGAGGTCTACATAAAAGTCTGGTTTTACTATGCCTATTGCCTTTATCAAGCATTTAATGGCCCCTTTATCCTCTAGTGGAAAGTGTTTGTCCGGTGTTATTATACCTCTCTTGACAACTCCTTTATCTAATTTGGTAGTTGCTCCCAAAGTTCCTCCCAGTTGCTAACATCTATAAGTAAACTCTTCGCCTTCTGGAGATGCTTCTCCGTAGTGCGCTTTGTGAATCTAAGTAGAAATTTATGACAATAATCGCATTCCCACATCAAAGGCCCTGAATAAGCACCAAGTATCTCTACCTCGTGTATGTCAGGGCACTGACAATGTGGACACTCTTCAGGTTTATTCCTGAAAGGCTTGTTACAGTCAATGTCAAATTTATCTATGACCTTAGACACTACTTATCCTTGAATACTCCTTCGAGTAAATCAGTGACTATGTCTACAACTCTTTCGAAAAAGATTTGTTCTTTCTCTTCGGATACAAACGGAATATCAATTTTTTCATTGATTTTAGTAGCTATTTCATCAGCAAACTCATCAGAACCAAGCCATTCCATAGCTTCGCTTTTCATTTTATCTGCTTGAGATTCTGCCAAATCCATTAACATTTTTTTAAAATCCATATTGTCCTACTCCTTTACTTTCTTTGCTTTTAACCATATGTAGTATATGTTCACCCCGAACATTATACACATTAGTACAACTGACAAGATATCAAGCCAGTACACTAAACCTAAACTTGTTGAAATCCCACTAACTTTTAAACTGTCCATATCAATTTTTTCCATTTATTCGGCTCATAGAACCTTTGATTTCAGATACTTGATTATCTAAATCATTTATTTCCTTGTTGAGGGCATCAAATTTCCTATCCAGCTTGTCATCTGATTGATTCCACCTGTTAATAAGTTTAATAACCATCCCCTCCATATTCTCAAGTGTTTCACTTTGACCTTTGTTTTCAATTTTAAGATTTTGTAAAGCCTCTGCTTGTTCGTTCCCTCTTTTGTTCATAGAGTAAACCATAAACATAAACATAGCCCCTACGACACCTATCATACCCGCTTCGCTGTATAGTGCTAGAAACTCCTCCATTAATTAACCTCCTCATTTGAATGGCGACTCTAAAAATTTCAAAAGACCGTCCCTTACCTTCTTAAAAAACAAATCTTCCTTCCCTCTGAAGTTACTATTTATATTCTTTTTACGTCTCACTTTTTTTTCCTTTTTTTCCAACTTAAGGGATTTAAATTTAATTCCTTTTGATACCAATTTAATTCTTCCTCCATTGCTGTAAGTTTTGCATTTTCTTCAGCTATATGCTTTTCGACAAGCTCTGTAATTGTGGTATCAGACTCTGATACTCTTCGTTCAAGATTGTCAATTCGTGTGATAACTTGATAGTATGAATAAACAAGTCCAGCGACAAGTATAAACATTTGACCAAGCCACTTAATATTAATACTAATGACGGCATTATCATCCACGACAGTCCCACGATAGCTTCTGGCCGTTTTAGGTTTACCATCGCTCACAGTTTCTCCGGGATATCAAGTCCACCTACAGACCAACCACCATCGCAAGCATTTAATAATAACAAGGCAAAAAGTATAAAGAATATTGCAAATCCAGCCGCTCTAAAAAAATCTTTTGTTTGCTCAGTCATTATAATCCCATCTTCTCGTGCGTATCATTTATAAAATTATTAAGCTTAGAATCTGTCTGTCCATTGGGGCCATATGCTCCTGCTAATCCTTTAGCAACAACCACCAGAGAAACATCTCCATCGAATACAGATGCACCCGCTGATGATGATGAAGGGATACAACCTATTCCATAAGGTTCATTTGAACCTGTCCAAGCACTAGAAGATAAACAATCACTTCCATATCCATCTGCTGTAGCATACCATTTATCATTCAGAGAATCATAAGCAGAAAACAACTGATTTATTCTATATGTTGTTCCTTTTGCACCTGAAAATGTATCAAATGAAAATACACCACAAGTCCAAGTATTATTAGTAACTATAGTAGTATTTGAGTTTCTTATGTGATAACCACCAGAGTACAATACTTTTGTCCTCATAGCTCCAGTTGCCAAAGATTCAATAACTAAGTAATTAGTAGTATTATCCCCTATGCTAAATAAAGTTCCAGCGTGGTCAGTATGCCTTCTAAACCAAATTATAATTACTGTTCCACTACCATCTTCTAATCCATTAAGAGCAGATAATGCTCCTTCGTCCCAAGAATGAACACAATCATCACCACCACAAGTAATATACCCGGGTGTAGTTGTACTTGTAGATGCAGTAAAGGGTGCGCTACTTATAATATCAGAATCAGCATTCCAAGATGGCCCTACATCAGTCACAGTAGTGCCACTACCATTATAAGAAGAATTGTATCCAAAATCTATTCTCATCTTTACATAACTATCCCACCAACTATTAACTGCATTGTCATACCAATCAGTATCATTATCCCAAGCTGAGTAATCGTGGTCATAAGAATAAAATTCGGATATTTGATGAGGAGCTGAGCCGTCTGGTCTATCAGACGCACCCATATCAGTATTGATAGTAGCGTAGCTACCATCACAAGCACTAGTTAAAGATGTTTCTGCTGTTGCACTACCACCTAATTCAGCTCTAATTTGTCCAAGAGTTAATTCACCACTACTTGTTAACGACATCTACTAATTCCGTTAATCTGTCAATTTGGACTTGTTGTTCTTTTATACTTTCTATAAGAACTGCTATTATCTTTTCATAATCAAGAGTTAGGTATCTTTTCCCAGTCTTATCCATTAAAGGCATACTCTTTTCTCGTACAACTTCTGGAAGTATATCTTGAACTTCTTGAGCAATAAGACCTAAATCTTTTTGCCCTTCCCTACTTCCTTTCTTCCAGAGATATTCAACACCTCTAAGTCTCTTAACTTTTTCTAGCGCTAGGTCTATGGTCTTAATATTGCCCTTAACTCTCTTATCTGATATTGTTGATGAATAAGCAATAACATCTGCGTCAGCGTGGAAATCCCCACCATTAGCAAACAAGAACTCATTAGCATTATTTACCATTACCTTTATACCTTGACCGGGGTCTGCTGTGTCGTGAAAGAAACCATCATCTGCACCATCAAACTGAATACCCGGAGCAGTATTTGAGCCACCATCAACAACTAATACGCCATCTACAGTAGTATTGTTAAATGTAACATTAGAAGTAGTCGCAACTGCTTGACCTATACTAAAGGTTGTACTACTTAAAGTAACTCCAGTACCGGCACTATATGTAGTATTAGTATCAGTAGGAGTAGCCCAAGTACCATCTTTCTTTAGAAAAGTACTACCAGAACCACCACCAAGATTTGACAAAGCGGCGCCACTTGATAAGCTAAATGTTGTTGAGCTAAGGGTTAGTCCAGTCCCAGCGGAGTAAGTAGTATTTGTATCTGTGATATCACAATTAAATGTTGTACCACTTAAAGACATACCAGTCCCTGCTGAATAAGTAGTATTAGTATCTGAAGGGGTGGCCCAAGTTCCATCCTTTCTCAAGAATGTAGAACCACTGCCACCCCCTAAGTTTGCTAATGCTACCCCAGAAGGGAAGTCCGCTGAAGGACTCGATTCGTGTAGTACCTTTTTCCACGAAGCCATCTATTACACTCCGTTTTGTGTATGTACCATTTCAGGTTGTTGTGGCTGATAGCCAACAAATTCACCTGTTTTTGCAATGTGATTATCAAGGGCTTTCTGGAATTTAGCCCGAAGCTTCCCTATTTTTTCAGCTTCACTGCCCTTAATAGATGATTGGTCTATTAGTTGAATAACAAAGAATGTTTCCAACGCCTCCAACTTCACATTGTATTGCGGTTCAGTCTCTTTTTTCTGAGCCATTTGTTCTCTCCTTATTTTGTATTTATGATATTCTGATATACGGTGTCCCACTATCGTCGTCAGTGTCAACGTGAATGCTTCCTACCGGAGCTTGGTCTCCTGAACCAACACCAGTACTTCTACTAACTAGAGCAACTTGATGTATATTCTCAACTCCAGTTTCTGCACTAACATCATCTTCAGTTGTATCATCTTCATTCAAATCCACTGGTACACCACCAAAATTTAAATGACCATTGGTTGCGTCATACCATAATGCCGCATCTAATCCGTTTGTTGTTACAACACCTTCAGATACAGCATCTGCTCCACCTCTATCAAAAACAATTACAGCATCCCTACAGTTAGAAGCACCTGCTCTCAGTTTAATTTGAGCATCTTTGATTGCAACACTTTCAGTTGTTGTATTCGTTACAGTGCTTGTTCCAGTAACCTGTAAGTTACCACCAACAATCATATCACCACTTGTTTCAAGATTAGAGCTGAATGTCTTTGCCCCTGCAAAAGTCTGAGTACCTGTTGTTACAACCCCTGAAGCACTACCTGATGCTGAAGGAATTGCTGAATCAGAACCTGTAGATGAATTACAAGTTGGGCCAGCAGTTGTTCCAGCTGTCCAAGATATGTTAGTAGCAACGTGTGGACTATCACAAGTATTTGCTGATGTTTGGTCAGCATTTGCATCAGTACATTTTGCCGCTGTATAGGTTGTTGCGATAGTTGAACCATTCCAAGTTCCAGTAGTTATTGTACCCAATGTTGTGATGCTTGTAGTACCAGCGGCCGCTACAGCAGTTCCACCGATAGTTAGAGCATCAGTTTCTAGTGTACCGTCAATATCTGCATCTCCAGATATATCCAAGCTACCAAATTCCAATTCACCACTAGCTTTTATTTTACCAACATTAGAGCCATCAATAGCGAAAGCAATAACGTTATCAGTACTAAAGTCAATCAAGGCATCTGATGAGCCATAACCAATCTTTAAACCAGAATTATAGATACTGGTTATTGTTGTTTGTGCGGCATCAATGTCTATATCATTAGCGCTGGCAGTTAAACCATTACCTCCGACTACATTTAAAGTGACACCACCTGATGAACCACCACCAGTTAGACCATCACCTGCGGTTACTCCAGTGATATCACCAGAGGACGCATCCGCCCATTCAGGAGCTGTTGCTCCAGAGTTCATTGTTAAAACTTGCCCAGCAGAGCCGACACCAAGTTTTGAAAGAGCCGTAGCACCAGAAGCATATAAAATATCCCCTGCTGTGTACGACGTTGTGTTCGTACCCCCACTAGCCACTGCCAAAGCTGTTGATAATCCTGCCGCTGTACCAGATGTATTCTGATTCAGAGTAGGAAAGTCAGCTGTTGGAGATGATTCGTGAAGGAGTTTTTTCCAACTTGCCATTATATAACCTCCTTATGGTTCATTAGCATTTCCATTTTGTTCTGAAGTTTTAACTTTACTTGTAGAGCCAACTCCAGAAACTTACCTTGATGGACTCCTTCGTCTATCAAGCGTAGCATAAACCCTACCTCTTTAACATTTAGATTATTATCAGGCTTCTCCTCTACAGGCTTAGCCAATGGTATCTTACTCAACGCCGACATATAATTGACTATCCTTGTAATAAACCCCACCTTCAATCGCTGTAGGAGTTCCTGATTGTTCTTTTAATTTTAATACTCCATTATAATCAATAGAGAATTTAATATCTGAGTCATTAGAAAACTGAGCCAAATTTCCACTTGATAAAGCACTACTTACACTGTCTGAATCCGTAGATTCAAATTCAAATCTTCCATCATTATCAGCATCAGTTCCACCGATTCCTGCTAAGTCAAGAACCTCTACATCAGCTGAACCATTATCATAGTAAAGCTTGTTATCAGATTTTCTAAATATCAAGTTTGTATAAACTTGTGAAATTACATTATCTGTTAAAGTTGCCATATTCCCTCCTAGACTGGCGTAAATGTTGTAGCTATAGACTCAACTGGAGTAAAGACAGATTGGATTGAATCAACAGGCGTATAGACCGTTTCTATAGGCTCTACTGAGTTCCATATATCTTCTATAGCAAGAGAGTGAAAATAAGACTCTGTTACTTGATTAAAATATACACTAGTAAACTCTGATAAATTAAACGAACCAAAGTTTAATCCATTATATCCTTCTGGCATTAAAAGTCCACTGGGTTAATATTTACTGGTTGACCACTTCGTGCTTGATAGGCAAATCTCTTACCTAGCTTAACACCTTTTTCAAATTTCATTGCATAGTACTGAGCAATATCTAATTGACCTTTTTTCTCGTGACCAAGCTGTATAGCTTTATCAACAAGATATTCGTGAAACTGTTCTGGAATATCGCTTCTTTGACTTAGAAAATCTTTACCTACCTTATAACTACCTGCACTTCCTGTTACAGAAGCACCAAGGTATAAACTACCAGAGACTGCTCTGTCATCTACTGACTGGTCTTCAAACTTAAAAGGGTCTCCTTTTTGGTAGTAATATATATGAACATCTTTTGTGGAATCTGTTGGGGATGTAAATTGAGAAGCTTCATCTTTACTAGGGTCATATTTAGCAATCCAAATTGCTCCCCTTTCTGTCCACCATACGAATTGAGCAGGAACTGCCATTAGAAAACCCTCCCTCTTAAATCATCGACTTGAGCTTTAAATCCACTAGTATCGGCATAAGGATTTAATCCGGGATTAGGCTTTACACTTCCTCTATAATCTCTCATCCCTAACAAGCCTTTTAAACCACCAGCTTTTTCAGAACTCCAACTTGCAACATTATATGGGTCTATTGAGTGACCTCGGCTCCCTTGATTCTCAACATTATAAAGACCAGCCCTACTTCCTTTTACAAACTGGTGTATAGTTGACATATCATCTAATTCTTGTCGATTTCTAAATCTAAAGTCATATGGGTCTTCAAGATTTTGATGTAAAGCCCTTTGGCTATATTCATCATAAACTGATTTATCATTCTCTTCCAACTGGTGCCTGAATGAAGTAGCGTAAATATGACTATCGGGTTGTCTTTGTCCTACTCTATTATAACTATCTGTTGGATTAGCGTGAACATTTGCGGCATAATCTCTAGCTTCCTGAAAATCTTGCCTATCTGCATAGTTAGGAATAAAAGTTCTAAGTGCTCTTTGCATTAAATTCCTATCAGGAGCTTGATATTCTTCAGCTCTCGCTAAGCCATAATGTGCTCTCTTAGGCTCCATTAGTATAAATCCATCCTTGTATTATCTTTATGTCTTGCTATAGAGCTATCTATAGGCCTATTACCTAATTCATCTACCTGCTTTTGCCAGTGAGATTTATCAACATAAGGATTTATGCCCGTATTTTCTTTAACACTACCACCATAGCCTCTTGGAAAAACACCAAGGAACTTACTACCATATTGAACATTAGCAACATTATAAGGGTCAATTCCAGTTATCCTATTGTTATTAACAGAGTCATCATATAAAGTTCCTGTCCTACTGCCAAGTACTGCGTAATCATCAAATTCACCATACTTCCCATCTCTCATCTCATCAGCGCCTCTCATATAGGTGTAATTTCTAGGGTCTTCTGTAGCGTAACCCAAGCTTCTATTTTCAAATTTATTTCCCCACTGGTCATCGTAACCAGTTTGACTTAACGCATATGATTCATCTCTACTAGCCCCCGAAATCTGAGTACTTCTTTGCATTTCTTTTTCTTGACGCTCCATATCAATAGGATTAAGATGAGCACCTACCATATAACTTTCAGCGTCTTTAAAATCGTAATAATCTTTTACTCCCGGTACAACAGCGCCCAAAGCTCTTTGTAAAAGCCCTCTCTGTGGAGCTTCCCAAGTACGAGCGTGAGTTAATCCGTGATGTGTAGTTGGAACTCTTTGAATAGGCTCTATAGAGTTGTCTCTTCTAAGTGCTGGTTCCATTATGTTAAATCCCTATGTTTAGGACGACCAGCGAGTCGATTGATAGTTTTACCATCGTAATCCACCGAGCGAATTTCTAGAATATGGTCTGCAAGTTTATAACCTCGCTGGTTCGCCACTATATCAAATTTATCAGCAGATTCTAGAATCTTGGTTCTTGCTGAGAACTCATCCTGCGCTCTATTAAGTAGCTTCATAGCCTCAATAGTTCCTATCTCAGGATGTTGCTGATTTATAATTTCTACCATTTCTTTAAGCTTCATCTTGTCCCCTAGTCATACCTTCAAATTGAAACATCTGGTCATATTCTTGGGCTATAATTTGTCTTTGACTTTGTAGCCATTTATAATCTAAAGCAAACTGCTGTTGTTCAGCTGTCATTGCTTGAGCCTTTGCACTTGCCAATTCTACATCTTCATCATCTTCGATATAATATCTTACTTTCTCCCAGCCCTGTGAAGCTTCAGCTGGGTCTGCGTGACCTCCATCAGAACTATCACTAAGTGTAGCAAGTTTATCTCTCATATCCATAAGTTTCTTATCACATAACTTCTTAGCCGCATAAAGTATTACTGCCCTATACCATTCTGCTGGAAAGTTTGCTATTGCAGAAGTGGTCTGATTAGCATTAGTAACAGCTCCATATTGAACCACATTTGCAGAAGCAGATGTTCCACTACCAAAGTTTGTTTCAGTTGGCATAGCCGCATTACCTGAAACGCTTGCTAGATTATCAGTGTATTGAGCCCAATCATTTCCAGTGACTGTAGTAAGTAACTTAAAGGTATTTAAAGCAGGTGAGCTACTAGTAGTTGCAGTACTTCTGTATATCTTTCTACTTGTTATATTTAACAAGTCTTCCCTAGGAACATTATAGATTCTTATCTTAGCGGCAGTTCCAGACTCTGTAATGCTTTTTACATTAGAAGGCCCAGTTTCTTTGCCATCTGCGTCTACATAAGTGAATCTGTAATGATAAGTTGCCATTATAACCCTGAACTTACGGTAGCATCAGCATCAACTGCTCGTGAAATCTTCTTGCTCGTAGATGTTTTATTACCTTTTTGAGAGACAGTTTGCTTCCCTTGATTAGAGCTTGATTGCTCATCTTGCTCTAATAGGCATCCATTTAAAGTATCATCTGGTGGTGCCTGAAAATAAGTATCTCCTCCGGGCACAGTAAACAAGGTCTGATTCATTATATAATATACTGGGGCTGTTGTATGTGCATAGTAAATACTATCTTCATCCCAAGCATTAAATCTTTCCTCAGGTTCTATTTCCCTTGCATTGAATCCTGCTAGATTAACATCAAGTATCTTAGCAGTAGTAGCAAGAGAAAGTCCAGCAGTGGTAACAGCAGTCTCAGAAGAGAACTGTTTTAATAACTCTGGCTTAACTGCCGCTATTCTTTGAATAACATCCCTAACTCCATCACTATAGAATTGAGGTAATTCACTTGAATAACTAGTTATTGGGCCTGCAAGAAATTTTACTTGGTCATCAAATGAAACATCAGCCATTACTTCTTAGCCTTTTTCTTTTTTGTATTCCGTTTCTTACGAGTATCTACCTTTTCACCTTCAAATGGTTTACCCGGAACTGTACTCGTAACTAACTGAGTATTAGTTTTTATTTTTTCATTCTGCATTTATAACTCCTATTCGTAATAAACAACTGCTTTTCCAGCGGTCAAAGTAACGTCAAGACTAGTGCTAAAAGGAATTGGCTTTTCAAACCAAACGGCGTTTTTAGCAATGATAGCTATGCAAGCTGTATCATCTTTTATTTCGCCGAGTGCCGCTGAACTACCAGTGAATCCCCAAAGCAAACCAGCAGTACCTGATGCCTCTACAGCACTTGTACCAGTAATCTCTTTTAACTTTACTTTTTGTGCGCTTGAAGTGCCGTAGAATGTTTTTTCTATAGCCGCCATAGCGTATCTCCTTATCTAGGTACAGGGGGCCGAAGCCCCCCATACATTATTATTAAGAGGGGTCAGCCCCTATTCCTGTAATGGACATTCCAGCTTGAGGAACAGCTCCATCATACCAAATTTCAGTGGCTTCATCAATAGCACTAGTGCCATCAGCCGCTGTATACAGGATGCGAACATACTCTGCATTTTTTGGAATCAAGAATGCCTCAAGTGTATCGTCAGCCATAGCCCCAGAAGAAGCATCTCCTTCAGTTGCTTTGGCAGAAACCCAAGTTTGAGAACCTAAAGCTCTACCATTTGGGTCTGCACCGATACCTCCAATAGAAATAGCCGCAGAATCCATAGTGTATTGCAATACAGCAGTTACACCAGCTGATTCATCTGCTTTGGCATAGACCATACCTTTACCCTTAATAGCTAACGAGCTTCCAGCAGTATCTACATCTGCACCAGAAGCCGCCGCAACGGATACTGTCTCAGAACACTTAACGTATCCCTCTGACTTAGAATATGTGTGTGCCATTTTCTACCTCCTTAAGACCATTTAAGAACAGCGTGTGTCTCTGGAAGACTGATTTCTAAACCGGCTTCGGTTAGAACCATATCTTTACGTCCATCAACGTTGTTGTTCTGTACGTTGGTGATAATATGAGTATCACGAGATACTCCATTACCCTTGAGTGGTCTATATGCAACATTAGACATATCTACTGCTACACAATGATTTTCCCAAGGCCCACGAAGTAGTGGGTCAGCAACAAAATGAAGATTACCAAACACGGTATTCACCATTGTTACCTGATGTCCAAAAGCACCTTTGATGTTTTGAACGTCTAGGCTGTACTGAGAAGAGCCAACGCTGTTATTCAGGAAGGAACCAGAACCCAACTTGTTCAAGTAAGAGATAACCTTACGAGAAGCAAGTACAAGTTTATTTCCACTATTTCCACCTTCAGGTGCGAAGAAATCTTCCATCGCATCTAAGAAAGCGTCATAGCCTGAAGAAGAGTAAGACATATTGTATATCTTACCATTTGCTTCAGTGTAAGGAATGATACCCCAAGAGTAGCGCATAGGAGCCGCAGTAGACTCGTCAGCAGAACCAACGCCAAATAGCATTGCTTGCTCTAAGTCCATTTTGTGTTCCATTAGCTTTTCTTGCCACACTCGTTTGTATTCATCAGCCTTACCTCTGTAGCGAGTAGCTAGAGCTGTACCAGAGAACATTGGGATTGCAGTTTTAAAAATCTGACAATACCCCTCTCTGTCATACATCTCATCACGCCATCCGTCTGGGTCTGTTCCACCCTCAGAATGTGCGCTACCAATGACAGCACCCTTTGCATCATCTGCAAAAGCACAAGTAGCGCTAAACTCAGCTTTGAGTTTAACATCTAATGTACCGGCACCTGAAGTAACAGAAGGAGTAGAATCTACTCTGAAGCGCCTTACCGTTCCGGCGGTGTCTTCAATAGCGATTATTTGTCCTTCTACGATAAACTCAGGTACATACTCAGAAGACTGAATATTACCGTGTCTGTCATAGTTTACATACAGCTTAACTAGGTCATCACCTGAGTCGTTGACATAAGTGGTACCTGCTGTATAAGCGGCAGAACCTACTGCTTCGCCTAAGTTTAAATTGCGTCTTTGCCACTGGTGACGTTGTTCAAGAAACTTGAATACAGGGTCGTCAGTTGGCTTTTTAGCAACTTTAGACAAATAGACGAAGAAGGGGCTTTGCGCTGGTGCGAGTTCTGCAACTCGCTCACCGAAGTTAAATAATCTCCGGTTATCGTTAATAGATTGACCTTGTGGTGTTACACCGGGGTCAACACTATATTGATTAGCCATTTCATAACCTCATCATCTATGACTACTCGACCTACCTTAAAAGTTATTTCATTTCCAAGGATTCTTGGCTTCGTAGTCGTTAATTAAATCATCAATTATTGCATCTTCAGACGACTTATTTGTCGCCTCATTTGAAGAAGGCAATACACCCATTGGAGATGGAATACTTTGTGCGTTCTTCGTCTGCTGAAAATCAGGGCTCGGAGGAGGTACCGGATTATTAGCTGGAGGATTCACATTCGGTGTTCCAGTTTCCATTTGATAAAGCTTCCACAAATTATCAAGGGATACTGAAGCAGGGTCAGACATTTTTTCAATAAAGTCAGCAACTATATTTTCATCAGTCACACCGTGAGTATCTGCAATATGCCTTCGAACACCTTCCATAGCCTGACGTTGCTCTTGTTGAGCTCTCATAGCGTCTTGGCGTTCTTTCTCTGCTTGTTGCATCTTATCACGCTCTGCCTGTAACATAGCGCCTTGATATTCGACATATAAACGATTGTACTCGTCCATATCATCTCTCCAAGCATCAACCTCATCAAGATACCTTGCTGATTCTGAACTTGGGTCTTCTGTTGCTTCAGCCCTATTAAATCCTGCGGGCTTTTTGGGTTTCTCAGGAGCGCTAGGGAATTGCTCAACTTCTGGTTCTGCGGGTTCCTGTACTTCTTGCTGAGGCGTCTGTTGTCCGTTCTGATATTGTTGAATCAACTGATTCTTCAAATCATCATTTTGTTTCTGCATTTCACCAAGTGTGTTTCTCATCTTATCAGCTTCTGATTGCCAATATTGATAACGAGTTTGGTCATTATCTACTGGTTGCTCTGGAGCTGGTTGAGCTTGTTCCTGATTTTCACTACTTTCATCTGGGGCCGCAAGAGGTCTTTCTGATACGGGTGCCCATATAGTGTCCTGATTGTCACCACCAAAGATAGCATCTTCGATAGAGTCCGTTAGTTGTTCCTGAGGGTCAGGCTGTGAAGCAACTGGTGCTTCAACTGCTGGCTCTGGAGAATCAACCAATGGAGTGTCTATTGTTGTTTGTTCTGCCATTACTTTTTCCTGTATGTTTAGGAGCTCTTCTTTTTCTTACCGGACGAAGAGGTGTCCTTGTTCTTTTCATCCTTGGAGGCCTCTCTGACCTCTTTGGATATTTGTCCAGTTGCATCTTGAAGGCGTTTTTCAAAGAGGGTACCAGCCGCTTTCGCTTTGTTTGACTGGGCATCTAAATCCGCCTTAAATTTTTCTAATTCAGCTTTCTGCTTAGCGTGATAAACTTCTCTTTCTCTTGTCTGTATATCACCCTCTAAATCTTTAATCTGTTCTTGGAGTTGTTCTAATTGCTGTTCTAACTGACCAATATAATCAGTTCGTTGCATAACACCCTCAACATCGAAGACCTCTGTCTTCTTGAGAACTTCTTGTCTATCTATAATCTGGTTCTTATAAGCATCCATATATAGTTCTAACTGCGCATATCTATTTGTAGGTAGTGTACTACCTGTTACGACCACAACATCGTAAGTCCCAACCCCTATGTCATTTATCATATTGATTTCACCCGTCTTATCATCAACCATCCTTTTGTTAATCATATACTCTGACATAGTCTGATTAGGATTAATTAATCTAAAAAGTTTTTCAGATTTATACAACTGTTGACACATAGGAATTGCAACCTCACCCGCACGCTTTAATCCAGCTTCAATATCCATTAATTTAGACCGTATCTTCCGTTGCCCAAACTCATCAAGAGACACGGTTGCCTTGTAAGTATGCGGGGCAACATCTGAATTACCCATCATTAGTTCATATAAGCCTAACTGGTGGTCAATATCATTTTTCGCTGTGTTCTCATTTTGGTATAACTCGTTAGGCAACGGAGTCGGCTGTACTGGCTGAGGGGCGCCTTGGTCAAAATCGACCTCTATGGCTACTCCCGGTTGTGCCCATTTTTGCTCAAACTCCCGCATATCAACACTACCCGATGGTACCAATATCTTAACATTAGTACTCGTTGTAGCGTGAGCAATTATTAGACTTCTTGTTTTATTAATATACTCTTGCATACCCTTAACCATTCGGACATCACCGATAGGATAAGGTGTACGAGTATGTTGATTCATAAACAAGACAATAGGGTATTTGTCTATTGGAAGTAATCTTCCATAAAGATATTTGTCACCTATTATGACGCACATCTTAATTCTTTCTTGATTGATTTTAACGACCTCTATTAAACCTTCCTTTAATAAATCGTTTTTTGTTATTTCTTCAATGGACGGAGGCTGTAATTGCTCCATTTGTGCTTCAAACTGTTTTTGAGCTTGTTTAGCTTCTTCTTGCTGAGACTTCTGGAGGTCTTGGAGTTGAAGCTCCATCCTCTCAGGAACCATATTGCCCAGTTGGACTTCCTCCGCCAGCTTAGTCTGCATTTCCACCATTTGAACTGAATGCTCTCTACCCATTCGTGCAAGCGCATACTCACCTTGAGCTTGAATCTCTGCCAACTGCTCCTCATATTCCCTCTCGTATTTTTGCGATTCCTGTTCAACGACCGACGCATCTTCAACAACTTGGTCATTGATTTTCCATAACCTTTCACCTTTATACTGCTCATATTCACCACCCTCTTCTAATAGATGTTCCTTACCACTCCACTTCTCATAAACTCTATAGAGGTTGATTTGAACTTTCATATATCGCTCATAACCACGAACATATTCGTCACTTTCACCCCATCCAACTGCCTGAGTCTTTGTTTCAGTGTCTTCTGGAAATACTAATTCACCATCGTCTTCTCTGCCCGTAACAGGTCTATCTGTATACTGGTCTGATTCAGCCTGAGCAATAGCATCAGAATACTTAGGATAAAGCTTCATAGCTTGATTCCTAGTATACATTCTTGATATTATAATGCTTTCAGCATCATCTCCAAACCTATCTCTAGAATTTGGGTCTATATACAAATCAAGAGGGTCAACATCCCTCATAATAACTTCACCCTTACCATTATCTTTAGTAGGGTCTTGATAGACTAGAAGAGCGCCAAGTCCAGTTACATAATAATCATCCACAACATTGCGTAAAGCAGTGTCTCCATCACTAATTTGCCAGATATATTCTAACAAACCATTGAGTACCTGAGCTATCTTATTATCACTATCTTCACGAGGAGAGACTCGGAACGAAGGTCTTTTTGAGGTTAAGAGTGCTTTGGCAGACTCAACTGCTGGATGGATTCGATTTACTACTACTGGTGCTTGGCCTCGCTCTTCTAAAGTTTCTCTTTGTGCGGCAGACCATTGTTTTCCTAGTCTAAATTCTCTGTCTTCCTGTGCGTGTGTAGCCCAGCCATCCCTTTTATTGGAATACATCCGAAACATATTCTGCGTTTCTTCAACTAATTCCTTATATTCCGCCTCAGACTGTGGCTTTCTGTATACTTCTATCATAACCTCAAAAAGTTGTATTAATCCGATTCAACTTACTAATTACATTGTCAACCAGTCAAGAACTGTTCTCGATTTATTTTCGACCTTTTCAGGGTCAAATTCATCTCTAAGAACTCGACAAGGTTTATGACCATCAAGAGCATAATATATAGCATCTAGTATATCATCGTGTTTACCCTTAGGATAAGAAAGAAACTCTTGCTGTGCTGGTAAATCTTTAGGTCTAAAGTGAAATTCACCCTTTGCTAACATAGGAACGAGCGATATGAGCCTCTCACTCTTCTTATTTCTAGGCTTTACTCCTTTTTCTAAACCGGGTATATATAAGTTTTGTTCCAACATATTCTTTCTAACAGCCTGTCGGAGAGCCTCCTGATAGCCTGTGGTCTCCACTTTCATACGTTTGGGACGATATTTCTTAAAAATCTCGATAATAGTGTCTGGCTGAAGAGCAGGATTAATCTTATCACGAAATAAATCGATAATATACTTATTACCATCAGAGTCAACAGCAATCGTGGCAATAACAAAAAAGTCAGAACGAGCATTGAGTGAACTAGCTGGGTCAATTCCTGAATATAATTCGACTGGTACGATTTCTTTTTGTCCATTTATTATCCTCACTAGGCAAGGTTGCCCATTTATTCGTTCAAAACTATAGTGGTGTAATTTAATATACTCAGGCTTAAATGGTGCATTATCAGGGGCTTGCGCCTCATTCATATATTCTTGGAAGAATCCATTAAGATTCCCAACCCCCTCGAACTCTTGTTTAATGGCATCAATCCTTTTCATAGGGAATCGTTCAGGCCATATAGAACTTCCATCATCTTTTATGATAGAATACCAAAGAACCTTCCACGCAGGAGACTCTTTTGCCCAATATAAGAAACAATCCTCTGAGATTACCGTACCAATCATTACAATTCTACCATCATCTGATAGGGATGGGATAACAGCTTCAGTCATCCACTTACGATTCTTAGCCCTAGCTTCGGGCGTATTAGCGTTTAACTCAGATTCGAAGTCATCAACAATAATAAGGTTAGGACGAGTATCGCCTTCAATAAAACCACGAACCCTTTGCCCTGTACCAACCGCAATTATTCTAGTTCCATTACTGAGAATGATGTCATTCCCAGTCCATCTTTTAGCTGTGCTAGGCCCCATATCCCCGAAGAGTCTTCGGTAAGTACTCGAATTTTCGAGATGGTACTTAATCCTTGAGAGGAAGTTAATCGACTGCGTTTGGCTTTCGGAAATGATAACAATAAACAGGTCTTCGTCGTCTGGTTTAAATGCGGCACGCCAAAGTGGTAGGATTAGTGATGAAACAGTAGACTTAGCAGTACCACGAGGAGCGGCAATAAGAACTCTGGGTACTCTAGGATTCTGGAGATTCTTGTATACTTCTGTGTGAAAAGGTGGAATCTCAGCCTTAAGAGCAGAGGGAAAGCAGATTTTCCCAAAGAGCCCCATAGAGCGATAAAACTTCTTAAGCGTTTGCTGTAGCTCATAGTTAGCCTCGTAGTCCATACTTTTGCTTTTTCTTATTGTAAGCCTTTTTAGCCGCCTTCTTCTTCTTGTTTGGCTTCTTTTTTATCGTCTTCCCCAACTTTAACCTCCTGTTGTTGTGCTAACAACTTACGCTCTTCTTCAGCAATATCGCCAATTAATCTTTTGGTTTCCACCGCTTCAAGAGATTGAGTAGTAACTGTTTTCTGTTTATCATTCATACCGTGTAAGTCCATTAGCTTTTCTGATGCTCTCATAAGATTAGTAACATCTTTCTTGCTTTTTGCCATTTCTATGGTCTCATTTAGTAGTTCCATAGTAGCATCCGGAGTCAAACCGTGACCCTGTAATAACTTCTGCAATTCTTCTCTTACCATTGACTTAAATACCTCCGATTTCATATGGCGTTTCCATTTTCGATGCTCTCCGGGGGTTGTTGAACCCAAAGCCATATCTATTGATAAATTATAATCCATTGTCTGAGCATAAGCCATCGCAAGGTTTTTCATCTTATCTTGACCCGCTCTAACCTCTAATTGAGACTTTCCACTCAATGTATGAGGAGTTTTTCTGCCCTGAGCATTCAATTTAGTGTTCTTATACTTGGGTTGGAACATATGGTATCCCCAAGGAAACCTAAGGTAGATGCTATCACTCCCAGAAGCTTTGTGAGGATAGGTCTTCTTAGATATAACCAAAGCAACTATCTCATCATCGGAAAGGGCATATTCCCCTGCTTCTACTTCTTTCCAGTGTTTAAATGGGATATTTGAGGCTTCGGCTTCTTCCTTGGTATAAATACTATACCATACCTTACCCGTCTTATGATTTACAGGTATTTGATACAAAACAGACAGAACCTTTTAAGGTATATTCTAATCCAAATTATTGTTAATTCAGTCAATAATTTCAAAGTGTACCAAATCGTCGAACCCGTTATCCTTGGTAGTTCTTTGTTCTTTTCCACTCATTACATCCTTATCTAAGCTTGGAGATGACCAATCTCCTCCCCATCTTACATTAACCCCCAACTTTGCGGCGATGCCCAAAACGAAGCCGCCCAAATAGTGAAAATCATCACGAGCATTCCAATCAATGGGATAAGGAGCAATATCCACAGCCTTCCCAGCAACGTGCTTACCAAATTTGGTCTTACTTTTACCTTGTGCAACCAATTCATTCTGTCTCTCCTGACTCCTAAGTCCTTCAATTACAGTGATATCGAAGTATTTTACTACCTCATTTAACACATTTACTAGTCTGGTGTCGACTCCTTTGAGTCTTGACTTGCTTCTTTTCCCGAATTTCGGCATATTTTATCTCCTGTGTATAAAATGCTGGCGTCATCTACATTTAGGAAGCCAACAAACTTAACTTTGGGTTCATTATTGGAAAATTCAGTCGTTGTAGGCAATTCTTTCCAATCCCACTTAAATTTATAGTCTTTTTTGACTAATTTGCTACAATTAAATACATATATGCTATAGAATGAGCCTTGGTCTACTGCTGAAACATACAAAAACTCCTTACCCTTCTCCTCTGCTAGGGCAAGATTAACATCCATCTTGTCGTGTTCTATCAAAAAGGTGTTATACCAAGTATATCTAGCCTTAATCTCCATAATATAGTCTGGGTCTTCAGCATCATATCTGGAATATTCATCATCAACAAGGACAAATGACCTATTAGACTCTCTATTTACGATTTCAACTATATCAGACTCGGTGACTCTTATTCCTTTACCCGTTGGAGTTTGCGCTTTGACTTCAGTATACCAGTCAGTGACCGCCTTGTATAGGTCTTCCCGTCTTTCTTTATGATTGAAACCTACTATGTCAGACAAATCCTGATACAATAGTTGGTAATCCAACTCATAGTTATCGTTAAGGTACTTATTATACTTAGACAAACTCAAGGATAGAATATAAGAAAATCAGCTGTAGTGGTATAATTAGGGTCTAATTGGTCTTGCTTTATCTCTACCTTCTTAGACTTACCTTTCCACCTGAATTTACGCCACATAGACACTCCATTCTCATCCCTTTGCCTGAATCTCTTTAACCTATGGGGCTTGTAGTAGGTCACTTTAGGAATAATCACTATCATTTAGTGATTTTTTTAATTTTTTCTTTTAACAAGTAAACACAGTAAGAACAAGAGCTAATCAAACCTCCCCAAATAAGGCTAGGATGAGGTTCTCCACATAACCCTGTGATGTGTTTTATAAAGTGTATTAAATTATCCATCCCCTACTGCTAGTAGTACTGCGAGTTACATTTTCTTGTTTTAATTCAACGATTAATTCTCTCACTCGTACTGCTAGTATACTACCACTTCTACTATACGAGTCAATAGTAAAATTCAATTTTCAAAAATTTTTTATAGATTGGGAGAGCGTGATATACACTGCACCCGTCCCGTTCAAATTTCACGGGGTGGGGTTCCAACTTCGTTGAAACCGCTCGTACTAGCCGTTAGTCCCGTGCTTATGTGTGGGTTGCCTCACAACACACCTGCCACTCCCAGAAGCCACTAACAACTAGTACTTCGACTCCCCACCACGCTCATTCTCCGTGACGTTGGTGCGTAGAGCCCGCTCTATCTATGCAGATATGATGTTTCACTTCTGCGTTTTCCATAACTCGCAATCTCATTAATTTGGGTTGCCTAATTAAAGGAGGCTATTATGCCTAAACGCACTTCAAAAGTAACTAAAGGGACTGTGTCCAATACTTTCAAAGGTTCAACCAACGCTCGAGGCGAATTTATCCACGATATCGATGCTACATCAGGAAAGTGGATTAAATCCAATAACCTCAAGGTTGTAGGGCCTGAAGGCTATGAAATGAAGACCACGCTGTCCAGCTCGATTATCGAGGGATTTGTGGCTACATATCCAGACCTTCAGGTAGAACCCAACACCGATTACATCCTTATGTCCCAGAATACTCTGGATGCTAATGATGAAAAGGGCTTAGCACCTGCGGTTGTTGGTTTCTACAAACCTGTACGCTCAGAGTGTGCACTTCCGTAGGGTTACACCTCGGCAATAAAGGTTCGCCTTTCCCCTATATCTATAGGGTTTTATTACACGGAATGAAATTCAGCAACCAATAATTCCCTACAGGTGATAGCGTAGGTAGAATATTAATCAGGGTAGGATACCAAGATTTCTCAGGTTGTTGAGTTTCATTATGTGTTGTAATTCTTTAATAATTAATTCTTAAATAATTGTATTATGTAGTCATCAGTGCTCACAGGCCAGTGAGTGATGTTGGCGTAGCATAGTCCTTGGGAGAACATCTCTTTGCCGAACAAACGGATGCCAAGGGCTCTCAATAGGTTGTAGTGACCTAATATTATCGCTGAAATCAATGTGATAATATCTCGTAAAGAGTTGAGGGATACGCAGGGAACTAACAAAGTAGAGTTTGTTGGTCGTTACATCATAGTTGAGGAAAGTTCTCCTCTAGACTATAATGATAGCAATCCAAAGGTATAAGTTCAGGTAACTGAACAATGTCTTGGAGTGGTGTTGTGCGGTAATTCGCAAAGCCACTAGCAGTAATGCTACTATCAGATGTGCGTGAGTCGAAAGACCACAACGAAAGAACTTCCTGTTGTTGGGTAGGCACTATGAAACTGTGCTTCTACAAGTCCAACTATGTGCATAATACATTATTTTTTTTTGTCATTATTATCTTAAATAACAAGGAGGCTATTATGGTAAGAGTTTATTATTGTAATTGCTGTAAAGAAGTAACAGACTTCATTAATTGTAGTCTCGAAGAGGCTGATGAAGTAATGGATTTCTTTAACGATATGGGTTTTCCAGAATCACCCAATATCATAGTAAAACCAAATCGTAACGAGTGTTATAGGTGTATGCCTGACGCTCATTATCGTGTTGGCGGTATTTAATTAAGTATCAGGTAGTTAAGGTCGACCCTACTGAGTCCATATTCTAGTATTGTCTAGGCCAAGGTATCAGAGGTAAGCATCATCATCTACTAAAATGGAAGAGCACCAGTCGTGAGGCTGTCCCTCTAGAGTTCATCACTGCAAGAGGGCTGATGAAATAAAAGTGAATGTTAAGTTATGTCTTAACTACCTGATTTAACCAAGAAAACAAGGAGGAATGTGATGAGTAGAGGATTCACACCTGAAAGTCTCAAGGCACTAGTCAATGATGTAGTGTTCTGGAGCAAACACACCAACGGACGTAGAGTTGGTAAATCACTTGTGCTAAAAGCCATTATTAATGGTAGAGCAAGTAGTTTAGTTGACTATGTCCTGTCGGCTAAAAGTGGTGAAATGACACCATTGCCAAAGGATTGGCACAAACCTTTATATGTCTAAAGGTATCAAACTTCCACACGGCATTGAGTCACTGTTCGAATTAGAGCAGTGGCTCAGGTCTGTGTTCACTTTTTCTTATGAGCGGGAAATAAGTGCTAGGAGTCTAGAAGACAATATTGAATTGGCTTTAAAAATGGAAGAAGAAATAGACTCACAAATTGACGCTCAAATCGATGAATATTACTTAAGCAAAGGAGAGATAGATGGTAATATTTAATATCCCAGAATGGCTAAGTATTGTATTGGCATTGGGAATTTCATTTTTTTTGTGGTCAGCAGGTATACTGATGGCTATGATGATAGGTGGAATTGTCAATGGGGCAATACGAAATTGGTTTAAGAAATAATGTCAGATTATTACAGCATTAGGCACGAATCAAGGCCAAGTCTAGACGAGTTGTTTGGTTTCGACACTGATGATATTACAGATGTTAAATGGGAAGGTGTCAATTATAACGACCATCCTGATTATTCAGATGCCTATATTGCTTCGGCTAAGTATAGAAATAAAGAAATGACCGAGGCAGAGATAGAATTGCTAATGCAGAACTATCCTAATTGGTGTTATGATAATTTAATGGAGGCGATATTCTAATGGTATCATTTAACAAGTATGTAGACGAAACACTCGCAAGGACTAAAACAGTATGTTTCTTAGTCAAGTGTATTGAGGTACTACTGAAATACTCACGGAAAGATATGCCAAAAGGTATACGAATCAAATGTGAGCAAGTGTTAGCAGAGCACGCAAACTCTGTTCGAACAGGCAGAGGAAAGTCAATGACAAAATGGGACGACATCGTCGTTTAATATTTTTGTTGTATAAATGCAGTATTATTAATATATTGTATTGCTGGCTTGAGGGGGCGAGTTGACCTTGGAAAAGGCAACGGATGACCGTCATCTACTAAAGGCCCAAATACGGGACACACAGTAGAAATGCTCGTCCTCTCTCTTTGTTTAATAAAATTTTCTTATCATCCTTCTTGTTGGATAAGATAGGGACAAATGTTAGTCCGATATAGGCTCTCTTGTTTGTCCTTGGGCATTACACCAACCCGTGATGCCCTAAAACTTCTGAACCGAGCGAGTGTAGTCTTTGAAACAGTGGGTTCCTTTCCCTAGCTGTTGGGTTTGTCTGCACTCGCTCATCTTTTTTTAATTTGCAATTACTTGCGATTTCAGGAAACTAGTGCAAACTAGATAGAGACCTAGGTAAAGCCTCTAGGTCTGTACATACAATAAACTCCTAAGAGCAGGAGGTGAGTATGGCACAAGTGATTTAGGGGGAATTGAAGCCAGTCAGATATAAAACCGTCTGCGTGCAGAGAATTCTCTAGAAAGCCGGACATTCCCCCTATTAGCAATTCAAGATTTAATAATATGAGTGTAAACTGCATATCGAAGGAGAACCTTTTAAAGATGATGTGCACTGACCTAAGGTGATACTTACCCAAAGCGGTGAAGAGAAAAGAAGTTGTGAACTGCAAGCAACTCAAAGTACCGAAGGACTGTGGATGGAAGCAGATGGGAGGCGTAGTGAAATCTAGATGTAGTAACTACGGTTTACACTCATTAATTAAAGGAGGTCAATATGATTGACAATTACCTTATGTTATTATTCTCAATGTTGAGTGTAGTAACAATAGTTTTCATAATATGGTTATCACGAAACCTTCTGGACGTATGCTACGAGAGGGATGAGTGGAGAGAAAGAGCAGTGGATACCAATGCCGCTCTCCAAGAGATGGAACAATTAAAATATTATGAAGATACGATAGCCCGTCATCGTGATGATGGACTTCGTCCCTATAGGGCGTTGACTCAAGTAAACTGGGATAAGACTATGAAAGAGTCACATAGCACCCGAAACCCAAACCAAGGAGAATAGGTACCTATGGCTAAAGTTTATGCGATATCTTTCCACTCAGGTGGTCAGGTACACGAACTGGAAGCAGATTCCCCCGCTGATATAGCGTCAGGCTGGGACTTATCTCTGGAAGGTGTCGAAATTTTCGTTAACGAAGATAAGGCACAAGTAAGCACTGACCTTAGGGATGGTGATTATGTTTCCTTCCAAAGAGATAAAGTCACATCTGGCTCTGATTGCATCGTAGCGCTTGCGCTCGATAGTCAGTAGGAGACTGTGATGGTTTCTCGGGGCTCGAATGTTCGGGCCCCAGTTTTCTTCTATCCAAAAAACAAGGAGTAATAAATGGATGCAGGGTTAAAAAGATGTCTAATGGAGGTATTTTATTGTCTTAAATCAATGGAAGGAGAGCAACGAGAGTTGCAATTCAAGTTGATAGAAGAGCAATTTGATATTGTCTATTGGCAAAATCGTGGTGATAAGAATAGTCCTTATATAAATGAGGATACAAAAGAAATTAATCCCTATTATAATTCTAGGGCTATCACCATAACTGAGGTTCCATACTTTATTGTAAAGTTTGCAAAACCTCAAGTACGGGGCAGAAGAAAAGTTACTTTTGCTGACCAGTACTCAATTATCACAGCAACAGGTGGTACAATGCCAAACATACGATGCAAAGAGAACACGGCTGTAGACACAGGAATGTTCGGTCAAAGTATCAGAGGTAGATATGGCGATGGGTGGGAAAGAGCATTACATCCTCATATTTCAGGAGCACAACCTTGCTTAGGTTCTTTTGAAAATATGATGTTCAAAGAGGTTCAAACAAATCCAGTAGGATTTCTGTCATTACTTGCTAAGTTTTATAGAACTTGGAATGTCGCCAGTGCATACTGGGATATCAATAGAATGACACCTCTTTACTCTAGACCTGATGAAGATGGAAATACCAAGATATTATTACCAGCTATAGTTTACGAAAGATACAAGCAGCACGGCGGCGTAAGAACTAGTACACTACAGATGATACTTCCTCTTATAGACTATAAGAAAGTAAATCTTAATCAATATCTCAGGGCTATGGAGGTTGTAAGTCAATTAGACTATGGCTTTCCTGATGTAATGTATGGATACATACTTCCAGAGATTCAGAGAAGAGCTGGTACTATTGATTCTTACAAACCAATTTGGACAAAAGCACATTCAGCCATTAACAAGATATCTAATGAAAGTTGGACATTTTATAGGCAAGATATAGTTGGAGACAAAAGAAGGTTGG